TATGATATAGCTTTTCGCTATATCATATGCTCTATTAGATTTTCTTCTAAAAGGATTGCCATGTTTATTGGATTCCTTCTAGGTTTTTATGTTCAATTCACTACTATTTGCGTCTACATTCAATGTGCTATTGCTATCACATTATGTCTTCAGCACTGTGAGCTGGACATAATGGGAAGTGGATAGATCAAATGTAGCGATGTAATAGATATAATGCTCATATTTAACTTGGAAAGATTTAAATTGAAATAGAATTGTTTTCCGTAGGAGAGTAAACTCCGAATATAAACCGTCAATTTATGAAGATGTTAAAAGATTAATGCTTTTGAATTTCAAGAAAATTCACCCCGGCGTATGCCACTCACAGTTGGTCGACTGTGTTTTATTGTAGTATGACCGTGGAGATTTATTAAAATCTCACTGCAAGCCCCATGTGGGTCTGCGTTTTTAGAGGCACTAGACATCTAGTGTGATAGTTATGGGATGTTAACCCGGCTACCATTTATGTTGTATATCACCTGTTAATAGTTGTTTGCTATTAATTATATATATTTTATATTACGTATATTAAATATTCAATTTTATGTTGTTGCTTTATAATAACAACTGTGGATCTTTTAGAAAAGAGACAGCACTCAAATGTGCAACTAATGGGGGTAGTAAGGAAGTCGACCTTGCGACCATTAGTGTAGCTTTTAGGACTGGAGATCCGAAAGGCGGGAAGTACCCGTTCGAAAGCAAATGTATAGATGAATATAATAAACTTATATTATTTCATGAAGATGATTAGTACGATACAGCCCAACAAGCCTTTAGTAAAGGATGAGCGCTCGTTTTATCTCGATGTTAGTCTAATGATTGAATTATATAATTAATAAAAGTATTTATCTATATAAGTTGCGGTAAAGTGAATTTTTCACCGCTATTCACTTTATGTTACATTATAATACAACACACGAATTTGATATAAAACCAAATAAATATGTATATGTGTATTAATCGCGAAAATATTAAAATTTATAAACAAACTCTTCTCCCTATGATGATGTTCAAACGACACCAACGTACGGTCCAGAGCGGTGATTTCAAAAATGCTACTCAAGATTCTATTAAACCGGTTAACCATACCGTGGATAGTCAATTGACTGATCCAAAAATTCCTCACCTTCCTTTAAAAGGCGTTTTGCATCACGTACCTTTAGTGCGTGATCGTAACCGCCTATTTAATTTGAGGTACAAACACCGTGATAATCGCATTTGTGCTGATTATTGCGAATTTGACACCCGTAAGCGAGTTGTTCTCATTAATGAAAGATTACAATTTAAAAAGGATTTAGCTCGCTATGGTGTCGAACCCAATCCTGGCCCTCCATTGACAACTATTCGCGAATATGAAGTGTATTTTGAAGGACATGGAACCTATCAATATTGTTTCAATTGTGACACTTTGATACAGTTATTATCTATGGATACTCAATTTATCTTTTATACTAACAATTGCAAGATGTGTCTATTTGAAGCTCAAAATCAAATATTATCAGATGAGGCTTTCCTCGATCTTCAAACCAGAATTTCTAGCATTAGAAATTGGTTGATGGATGGGGATAAACACGGAAAGTCCTTTTTGAGTCATTATACAGCCATACCAATTGGTATTGATAAATATATTGACTTACTTGAGGATGTTTGTATCTTAGCCCACGACTTTATTTATAGTTCATGTTTAGCCAACAGATATGTTGCTATCGTTTCCTTCTGTAAAAGGCGCGGTTCTCGTATTGGTTTTACATCTACTTTAATGTATGTAGCTGCTGATTTATTTGGTTCAGAACAGTTTTCAGGTCCTGATCCTTTGCAATCTGAAATAGAGCAACGTTTAGAGTTTTCACCGCAATCTGATGATACAGAAGATAATATTTTTGCTGAAGCCCGCAAATATGTAAATTGCTATGAGAAATTAAAGGAAACTACTATATACAAAAAATTGTATAAATTTTCCTTATACGTTCTAACTTTGGGTTTATTAGATGGTATCAAAATTGATTTTAATAGTATGAACTTTTCAAAATTTGAAGCTAAATGTATCAAAGAAACCCATAAGCCTGGGTTAGATATGATTCATTGTTTCCTAGATACCATCTTATTTGTTTGCGATAAAGGTATGCAATACTTCAAGTGTGGTGATGTGGATGTCATTTTTCATTCTGGATCAAGTTACGAAAAGTGGGTATCCAAAGCAAATAAATTGTTATGTGACTCTAAGTTTCTTAATAATCCAGAACCCTTGGGTATAGACAAATTTTCTTTTTTGTCTGATCTAAAGGAATCGATTGAGAAAGGTTCAGCAATTGTTAAATTTGCGAATGGGATGGATAAACATGAAAAATTATATGTAAATCGGATTTTAAACGATTTGCGCATGTTGGAAGCCGAACAATTGACTAGAAAAGCGGCACAGATGCCACGAAAAGACCCATTTGCTGTTCTTATTCACGGTTCTTCTAGTATATGTAAATCCCAGTTGAAACAGATTTTATTTTACCATTATGGTAAGGTTTTTGATTTACCAACCACAGCAGATTATATGTATACGCGTTGCCCAACCGATGAATATTGGTCTGGATTTAATTCCACTCAATGGTGCATTGTAATGGATGATATTGCTTTTTTGAAACCAAATGGTGAAGTAGATCCCACTCTCAAAGAAATGCTTCAAGTTAAAAACTCAGTTCCTTACACACCACCTCAAGCTTCGCTAGAGGATAAAGGTCGAACACCAGTTCGAGCTGAGCTTTTGATAGGTACCACAAATACTAAGCATCTCAATCTTTATGCATATTTTGCATGCCCTTTTGCTATCGCCCGGCGTATGAGTTATGTTATTACCGCTAAAGTTAAACCAGAATTTTCTAAACACAATTTTATGGCTGATTCAAACAAGATTCCTGCCACACAAGATGGTGAATATATGAATATCTGGGACTTTGAAGTGGCCATACCTGTTCCTCAGCTGGATGTAGAGGTTGATAATCAACAATCAAAGTATGTAGTTATACACCGCTTTTCAGATATTAATGATTTGTTAGTATGGTATATTACAGCTGCAAAAGAGCACGAAAATGCACAAACTAAGGCACTTAATGCAGACAAGGTCATGTTGAACGTTACTGTATGTAAGACATGTTACAAGGCTGAATCTAAGTGTGTTTGCTTTCAATCTCAGAGTGCTTTGGGGGTATTAGAAAATCATAGCAAGCTATTTCAGTTTCAGATGTGGTTATATAAGCAAATTATAGTTGGATGTGTGAACCCAGAAATTGAGTTTTTAACATATCTTTATTCCTATGTGAAATACCACTTATTCCCTACATATATGCTTTTTTTTATGTGGTTTTATTTACATCCTATTGGATGTATTAAAACATGTTGTGTTCCTGTATGTTTGTATTTTATGTACAAATATATTTGGGTCGTACTTCACGCATTTTGCGCATATACGGGAGGCATAGCTTGGAAATACCGTTTGATGTTTAGATTAACTAATAATAGTGAAGAAACTTATAGTTTCTTAATTGGATTAGCAGGAGATCGTATCAAGCGTATACATTTCACTAATACGGATTTGACCAAATTAGCCGCTTTTCTGTCCTTACCAATGGTTATTTTAGCTATCAAAAAAGCATATAGTAACGCATGTCCCACCAAAGTAGAGAAGAAATTTGATGAACAAGGCAATGTTGGTGTTACACCAGTACCAATTCAACAAGAGAAACCTACTTTTTATTATCATAATCCATATGTTAATACAGATGTGGAAATTTCTGGGGCCTCGAAGTGCGCGCAGGATGGTATTCTTAATAGGTTGGTTGAAAAAGCAACTGCCAAATTTACATTTAAATTTGTAGAGTTACCTGGTAAATTTTCTGCGAGTATTGGGATTAATATTTGTGGTAATATTTGGTTGTTAAACAATCATGCCATCAAATATGATACAGGAACTTATGCTGTAACAATTGATCCTATAGAGCAGAATATTTCTCGAAATATTAAGACGGTAACATTTTGTAGTAATGACTTTATTCGTATTCCTAACACTGATTTAGTTTTGCTACAAGTTCGTGCTTTACCACCTGGTAAGAATTTACTCAAATACTTACCACTTGATAATATCATTAAGGGTAAATATTCGGGTATATACCACTTGATCACCAAACAAGGTGAAAGATCGCAAATCAATTTGTCTAACATCCAAGGTGGTGTTAGATGCCCTGTTTTTGGTGTACCTGGTTATTTTGCAAGAGTTACGAACCCCACACAAGTGGGTGATTGTGGTGCTATGTGTATTGCTAAAGTGGGTGACTCTGAGGTTTTACTTGGAACACATACAGCTGGTAATCCCAATGGTAGTATATTCTTGCAACATGTTTCACAGGCTATGTTGGCACCGTATATGGGAAAGTTCCATGCTCAAATTGAGTGTGGTACTATCCCTATTAGTGCGCCAGGCTATGAACGCACATTAGGACCAGTACATCATAAGTCTGCATTGAGATTTATAGAAGATGGTACTGCTAATGTTATGGGTAGTTTTATGGGTTATCGACCTAAACACAAATCACGTGTTGAGGATACTCACATAAAGAAGCACGTCACTGAAGCAGGTTATGACGCAGGTTATGGAGCCCCAGATATGACATGGAAACCATGGCATTTGGCTCTTAAAGACATGGTGGCCCCACAGTATACATTCAATACAGCTGTTCTTGATGAGTGCGAAGAATCTTTCTTTCATGATATAGAGGATGCTTTGGGCCCAAAGTTGATGGAATTGCAAGTGTACACGCAAGAAGTAGCTTTAAATGGTATGGATGGTATTACTTTTGTGGATATGATTAACACATCCACAAGTGCTGGTAATCCATTCAAGAAATCAAAGAAACACTTCATTTCCTTGGATGAAGCAGGTAAAATTGAGTCAGTTGATCCTATTATTCAGGAACGTATTGATGCGATTTGTAAAAGCTATGATCTTGGTATTCGTTTTCATCCACAGTTTTGTGGGCATGCGAAGGATGAATCATTGCCCTTCAGAAAGATTGCCGCTGGTAAGACGCGCATATTTACAGGTGGTGAATTTGCATGGTCTGTAGTTGTGCGGCGTTATCTGTTGTCACACATTCGTTTGATCCAAAACAATCCTTATGCATTTGAGGCAATGCCTGGTATAGTGGCTCAATCAAAGGAGTGGGACACACTATACAAGTATTTGACGAAATTCGGTAAAAATAAAATCATAGCAGGGGATTATGGTAAATTTGACAAGAAGATGGCTGCTGCATTTATCTTGAGTGCTTTTCGCATTCTGGAAAGAATGGCCAAGAAAGCTGGTTGGCCTGAGGAAGATTTGATTTACATACGTTGTATTGCTTTTGATACTGCATTCCCCACAATTGATTTCAATGGTGATCTAATTGAAATTCAAGGTAATCCTTCGGGACATCCATTGACGGTTATTATCAATTGTCTTGTGAACAGTTTGTATATGCGTTATGCATATTACTACATTGCCAAGAAACCAGTAAGTACTTTTCGCAAACATGTGAATTTGGCTACTTATGGTGATGATAATATCATGGGTGTTTCAGATGAATGCCCTGACTTTAATCACACTCGTATTTCCGTTATCATGAAAGTTATTGGTGTTGAATATACTATGGCTGAAAAAGAGGCTGCTAGTATACCATACATTCACATCGATGATAGTAGTTTTCTCAAACGTAAATTTGTTTATGATGATAATGTCGGTAAAGTGGTTTGTCCTTTAGATCATTCATCTATAGACAAGATGTTAACATCTCGTTTGAATGAAGGTACTTTGGACACTAAGGCACACAGTATTTGCGTTATTGAGACTGCCCTCAGAGAATATTTCTTTTATGGGAAGGAGAAATTCGAGGATAGAAGAAAATTTTTCGCACAACTTATCGTTGATTGTGAATTGGAAGATTGGGTTGAAAAATCAACTCTACCAACTTATGATCAATTGTTGAATGATTTTCACTCTAGACTCAAGGATTATCCAGATCACGATACGGATATCCAAAGAAAATTGCGGGAGTAAACCCACACAAATCGCATCAGCGCTAAGATGCATAAAAATAGCGCACACAGAGATTAACTGATCAAATCATTCCATTGTTGCTTGACTCGCACAGTGGTCTTATTATTTGTTTTTGACGTTTTAAAAGGATGTTCGACCCGTGTAAGATCGAACTGCTGCATACAAGAGCTAGATCTTGTATCTGTTCCACGCTCAGTTAGTGTGGGGACTCCGGAACAGGTTCCGGAACAAGAGGTATATCCTAAACGATCCACACCCATACCTATATATAAAAATGGAAAGGTGTCCAACAAACTCGAATATTTTCCCCAATCAGAATCTGGAGATGATTCTTCTAGTGTTGCACAAGAAGAAATTGTTTCATTTGTAGATCATTCTTTGGTTAGTGGCGTTGGAACCACAGCAAGTAACCATGCTTTCTCTACTGGAGATTCTACTATTGGTACGGATATAGCCACGTTTTTTGCTCGTCCTGTAAGGATTGGTAATTATACTTGGTTAGAATCTGACACAGTAGGTACCACGCGTGCTTATGCAACGTGGAATGATTGGGTATCAAATGCTTATATTAAAAATAAATTAAACAACTACGCATTTATTCGAGGTGATCTTAAGATACGCCTGCAGATGACCGCATCTCCATTTTATTATGGTAAGATGTTGGTTAATTGGCAAGCCTTACCCAATTTTACACCTAATACTATAGTTAATGATACTGGTACTAGATATTTTATACCTCAATCACAGCGACCACATATAGTATTAGAACCAGGTAAATCTGATGCATATGAGATGACTTTACCTTTTATATACCCCGCAAATTGGTTAAATGCCCAATCTGCGCAGGCTTTTTCTGACATGGGCACTTTGCGCCATATCGTATATAGTCAACTCCAAAGCGCCAATGGTGTAACTGGAGTGGGTATTAATGTTGTCACTTATGCTTGGATGGAAAATATCCAATTATCTGGTGCTTCTATTGGTTATGCTGCACAATCTGATGAATATGGTGAGGGACCAGTTTCCAAACCAGCATCGTGGGTTGCTAAAGCAGCTTCATATTTTGAGAATATTCCAGTTATTGGGTCATTCGCTACCGCGACTCGTATTGGGGCTGGTGCTGTTTCTGCAATAGCATCGTTATTTGGTTTTACCAATGTACCTGTTATAGAAGATACAGCCCCTATGCGATCTGAGGTTTTTCCAAAATTAGCATCGTCTGAGATTGGATTTCCTGTTGAAAAATTAACTTTGGATCCCAAAAACGAGTTGTCTGTTGATCCACGAATAGTGGGTCTTAGCGGAATTGATGAGATGGCAATATCTTATGTTGCCGGTAGAGAAAGTTGGCTTACCAAACTTACGTGGACTACCGCTAACGCTGTTGATGATACATTATTTTACTCTCGTGTCAATCCATTATTATATGATAATGATGGGTTGACCAATGCAAAATTGTACATGACACCAATGGCATATATTTCTAATCTTTTCAATTCATGGAGGGGAGACATTATTTTCCGCTTCCATGTAGTGGCCTCAAAATATCACAAAGGCAAATTGCTTGTTGCATTCGATCCTTTGGGATACACAGCTCAAAATATCGGTAATAACACCGGTGTTAGTAATGTTGTTTTCACAAATATTATTGATATTGGTGAAACACATGAATTTGAGTTTCGTGTCCCTTATCAAATGGCTACTCAATTTTTGGCCATTCGATCGGATGTATCTGCTACACAAAAGGGTTGGGCGGTTAATACAGCTGTCCCCTCACCTTACCCCCCAAGTCCAGTATATGACAATGGTCTTGTCATCATGCGTGTTCTTTCAACTTTGACATCCCCAGAGGCTAGTTCCTCTATTGATGTGCACGTCTACGTGCGTGCAGCAGAGAATATCGAATTCGCTAATCCAACTATTGTGGATAGAACTAACAAATTTAGTTTATATGCTCCTCAATCTGAGGAGTTTACTGAAGATGTTGTTGATGATAAGATGAAATTGTCTAAGACTGTGGGAGGAAGTGAAAACCAGTATTTGGTTCATTTTGGTGAAAACATTAAATCTCTTAGAACATTGGTGCGTAGGTATAATTTAGTCACAATGGAGCAGATGCAAACATCTGGCCTAGCTAATTACCTATCATATTCTTTTAAGAATTTTTACAAAATGCCATTTACACCTGGTTTTTGCAATATTGGTTATTCATTTGCAAATAAGATTGTTGGTACGGGGTTGACACCTTATAATTATGCCAACTTTATACCTTTAACTTATTTGGCTCCTGCATATTTGTGTTACAGGGGTAGTGTGAATTGGACTTTTAATTTAGATTGTGGATCACAATGCGCCAATTTGCGCGTGCTCAAAGATAATATCTCGGGTACTGCTGCAGCCATAGGCTTTGATTCACAATTGTGTGCTACACCTAGTCAAGTTGCTTGGTACGGCATGCGCCGCACAGGCGCTGCTGGTCAGGCTCTGACTAACCAGAAGACACAATCTGGTATT